GTATTGGACAACTAATCTCCGGTATGTACCTGCGTCTGCCAAGAAAGTCCTTTACATACCCGAATCGGCGAGCTTCAGCAATCTTCTCCATCTGCCAGTCTTTGACTTCCCAATTCAATTTGTACCAATCATCTATCAACTTTTGGCAGGCATCCTCTGTCCATTCGGATACATCCATAGGCTTACCATCCACGATAATGTCAACTGCCTGCTCATGAATATTCTCATATAAACCTCTTGCTGAAACTATGTATATTACAGAAAAGTTTAGGGTCTTCGCCGGGTAACGGTACTTATTTTGCTCGGCTATATCCATCGTCACACCGAATATCCGCGAAGCAGTAAGGGTATGTACATCTATTCCATCCCGGTAAGCAGTCAGTAAGTTCTCACACTTAGCTTCATGTGCCTGAAGCCTCATTTCCTGCTGAGAAAAATCACCTGCTAATAGTTTATACCCAGGAGAAGCCTTGAACCCTTTACGTATCTTCTTACCATCCTCAGAGCGGGTCGGCATCGTCTGGAGATTAACAGGGTCTGCCGAACTTAGCCTACCAGTCTCTGTTCTAGTAGTCTTGAGAGTGGTATGTACCCGATAGACTATATTATCACCCTGCTGGTGAGGGATAGCGTTATCTACTAAAGCGTCAGCAAAAGTAGACTTATTTTTCAGATTACGACGGTACTCTAGAATGTCAATAATAACAGGGTGCTTGACCTTTTTTAACTCTTGATCGTCTGTGCTGATTAGTCCTGTAGCAGTTTTCTTGGTAGGCTTAAACCCAAGCTCATTATAAACAACTTCTGCTACCTGCTTACTGGAATTAGGGTTGAATGGACGATCTACCTTAGCTGAAGCTAAACTGGCAGCAACTTCCATATTACCAGCATAGTACTTAGACAACTCCTTCAGGTAGGGAACATCTATAGGCATCCCGTTCTGCATCATCTCCTGAACTTGCAGAAAAACACTGAGGTCAAGATACTGGATAAAGTCCAAGTCAGCAGCAGTGATCATTTTCTGTAATTTATGGTAAACCCTTAGCGTTGCATCTGCATCACGATTCGCATACTGGACAGCATCATTGAACGGGATGTCTGCCAGACTGGACTCGGTCATAGCACTCATTGTGCTTTCTACCACGGATCGCTCCTCTTCAGGTATGTGCCGCCACCTGTCCCACAAGTCGGTATTATCATCTTTGCCAAAGTCATCCATGGCCTTTTTAATCTTACGGGATATGTGCCATGGCTTCTTGTTCTTAGTCACCAGGCAACCTTTTTTATTATCCCATTTGGTTTCCTCAATAGTCGGTGGGTCTGACCATTCCATATCTGATGCTTTCAGAAGATACTCAAGAGACAGTCTCTGTTGCCCTGATCGAACCATCTCGCGGTAGGTCACCATTTGAATCCCACATAATCGGCTGGCAAGTTCCTTCAGACCTTGTGGCTGACTCAGCAAGTACGCTTGAGTCATTGTATCCACGAAATTATCAGTCATCTCCAGGTAAGGTATATCCGCAAACCAATAATGCACGATGGCAGTTGCATATTTCTGATACTTCGTCAAATCAAACTTACCTGTGAAATCAGGTGGAATCGGTATAAACCATGCTGTCCCTTCACGAGCAGAAATTTGAACACTCCACAACTTCCCTGCATTGAACTCGGTATCAACAGCAAATTCACCAGAATCACGTATCTCCTGCTCCATCTGAAGTAACTTATCCAGTGTATCGGCTACCCTGTAGTCTGGATGTGGGTACTCGTCATCTATGATGTATTCCTGCCAATCACGTCCTTTGACTAGGCCACGCAATACTTGGAAGTCCTCTTGACACTGGCGTAGCTTGGCTGTATCGCGAAGAGCTGCTGCCGGATGGTATGCAGGGAGTATTATTCTACCGTCTACTTCAACTGGCTTTCCATGTAGATGCTCTACCGTCCCTGCATTCGGACCAAGAAAACGAGCGATAGCAGGAGCACCCATAGCAACTACTATTTGAGGTTGGACTATATCCAATTCAAGGTCAAGCCACCTGGAGCAAGCTTGGATTTCGTCTATGCGGGGCTGTCGATTATTAGGAGAAAGGCAGTGGACAAGGTTTGTAACACAGACTGACTCCCGTGGTATGCCAGACTGGAATAATAGAGAATTGAAATATTTCCCGGACTGCCCACAAAATGGTATCCCTTCCAAATCCTCATTTTTACCCGGATTCTGCCCCACAAACATAACATCAAGTGATTCAACTCGTTCCCCGGGAACTGGGCGAGTACACCCCGACCGTAGCCCACACTCAGAGCAACCGACTATGAGGTTCGCCGGATAAGGCAGAGAGTCAGCAGGAGGGAGTACCGGGACTGAACGACGGTAGTAATAGTTAGCCGGCACTCAGTGACTCCAGATACTCACGACAGGCTTCATGGATAGTCTGGATAGTTGACCTACTTTGACTAATTATCACTACCTGCTCAGCATGGTAGTAAAGTGTCAGGTTATGGTCATCAGTCTCTACAAGACGGAAGCCCTTAGACTGGTAATCCCCCAATGCTGCATCAATAATTGACTGTACACCTGTGTACTGTGCCATATTCAGTTTCTCCTCAACCATAGTCTAATTGCCCACCAATTTTCATCAGTTTCTTCATGTAGCCAACCTATACCTTCTGCCGAGGCAGGTAACACGGACAGGCTAAGAGCCTGATGATAAGTTATCTTCATTCTTGACCTCCGTACTATTTGGTACTAGCTTATAAGTCCTATCCTGACCATCCGATGTCTGGACGATAACGACATCAGGCATAAGATCCACACGGCGGATACCACCAGGTTCGGTTAGTTTATTTATTACTCTCATGGGTATTCCATTCCTCCTATAGTTTAACTAGGGCTACCTGAATGCGAAATACAGCCCTTATTACTCATCTTTATAATCTTTTCATATTCACACTTGTCCCGCATAAAGTAGCAGTTCTGACAGTGTATCTTGTCTAGTTTAATCGGGCAGGTATTATTTGACTCTTCCTTATTCATTTAGACTGTTCCCCCTTCTTCAGAAATTCGTCCAGTGCTTCGGATGAGATACGCCACAACTTGCCACCTGCCAACTTAAACCCACGCAGTTTAGCATCACGGAGCCAACGATAGACAGTCTCCACATTATCAATCCGGCACAGCTCTTGAATTTCCTCTGGTGTATAATATTTTTCCATACTTTACCCTACCATAGGTTACTTTACTTGTCAATACCCTTTAGAGAATATTTTTCAAAATAGAAACCCCCCAACCAAATTAGAGCTGAGGGGTTCCACAAAATGATTAATTAGTCAGTTAGCTAGGCTGTCTATAGTGACGCCATAGACACCATAAACCATAACTTGCACCTGCTATCCCTACCAGAATTGCCAAGTAAACTAAAATCGGTACTCCTGTTGACTCGGGATCAGAATCACCTTCTTCAGTAGTTGGAGGAACTGATGCTACAGTTTCCGGTTGCTCTGGAGGTATGACTTCTGGAGTCTCCACAACAGGGTCAATCACAACAGGATCTATTATGACAGGATCTATTATGACAGGCGAAACAGTAGCTACTACAGCGAACATGGTAAAATGGGACACCATTGCCGTAATTGTGTGTGCCGTTGTATCTACTGCACATTCCAATGTAATCCACTGGCTACCATCCCAGAAGGCTATAACCAGATCAGATTCGTCTGCACCCTCTGGTATCTGGCTCAAGTCGTAATGGAGTGTCATGACTAAAGGTGTGTCAAATGTCGCCCCAGACGGCTCGTAATTATAAGCCAAGCCAACTATATGAGTCCCTACTGGAGGCTCTGGGGGATTAAGGATACTTTCCACCTTAACCTTGTATACTGGAATTATAGCTCCATCCTTGTTCCTGACAATTGTACCGATCGGAATAGATAAAGTAGCAGCCCCATCGGGAGCCACAATCGTAGATGGACTAGTAGTTCCAGTAAATCCACCACCATAACCCTCATTGGGTGCCAGCAAAATCTCTGTAGTACAATTGACATGCACAGTAAGCCTTACTTTCACCCCTACTAGCACCTGTGTTTCTTCGGATGCCAGAAAAGTAAGCTTCCCGTCATAACTATTATTAGTCCCGTCACCACTAATAGTTATAGTTAATACTTCCCCAGAAGAGATATCAACTATACCCAATGGGGAAATGTTCACAGGCAAATCTTCCTTGCCAATAGTCAGTTCGCCTTCATAGTCCGGGAACGTGAAGTCGATAGTAGCAACACCATTTGATGGAACTTCTATAGTCTGCTCACTACTAGGGCTTACACTAAATCCAGCAGCAAGAGCCATCACTGGAGCACACAACAGTAGCATTGCTGCCAATATTAGTGCAAGAGACATCTTTTTCATACTATTTTCCTCCTTTAAAACTTGGAGGGTGCCGAGTACTATTATGGCACCCTCCAATAAGCTAATACTGGGACTAGATTAGGATGTGGGGACTTCTTCAACCCAGAAGATGATTGTACCGGCTTCTACACCAGCGCTCCATCCAGATGGCACAGTAACCGATGCATCTACTTCAACCGATTCTGTCTCTAGTATTGTACCTGACCATGTACTAATCGGAATAGTGTCAAGAGACAGGGCTGCATTGTAGAATTCTGCTGCTGTAGTGACCGTAACTTTAGCATCTACTGACCCTGTATTTGTGATAGTTAGCACATTTGACAAAATTGAAGTGTCTCCAGGATACAGAGGCCCAAAATCAAGCGTAGTTGGGTTAGCTACCACTGATATGGAGATAACATCCTCAAGGACTGTAGTAGTGGTACCAACACTAGTACTGTTTACTACAATGTTTTTAACATAGGCTTCGGTAAACACTACCCAGTTATCAACTTCAATCTCAATAGCTGTTACGCTGGTATCAGCATCAATGCCAATAACATACTCGCCAGAAACCCAGTCTGCGAGAGTCGCATAGTAGAACCCTCCAGACAAAGATTCATAGCCAGTACCTGCACCCTCAATGGCGGTAAGAGGACCTGGTGCCTGTGAAGTAAGCCACATATTAGATGTGGAAATAACTGCGACGGGATCACCACCAAAAGTAGCAAGCCAAGCACCAGTCGTGCACCCATAAGTTGGTGCAGTAGTGGCAGAAGGATTATTGTAAGCATACTCTACTACTAAGGCGTCATCTTGGTTACCATCGCCACTAACATCAAGCAGGATGTCAACATGAGGAGCATACCCCTCAACAAGGTACGATTCCCAAGATATAGAACTGATATCGCCTAATGTGGCACTAGCACCCACTGGTATTACCAGCGTAGAGGTATAGATATCGGGATAAGTCACTGAGTACTGTACACCATACGTGCTATTAGTGATGAGAGGTGTACCCTCAACTGGGGCAGGGGGATCTGCGGCCATAGCTACAGCAGGCATTAGAAACAGGGAGATAGCCATAACTAGGACAAGTAGAAAATTAAATCTCTTTTTCAAACCTTTTCTCCTTTTACTTTTACTTTTACTTTTACTTTTACTTTTACTTCTGCATCTGCTTGCCAGTAGGGGAGGGCAACCCCCTAATCGCCTTTATCACCTCCTAATGACTGAACTACCTTCTGGGCAGTCTTTTTCCCTATCCCATCCAATGATGCCCATTCCTCCCAACTAGCTAATATCATAGCATGGACACTGGAGAAATGGTTAGCAACTATTGCCGACCTACCCCAACCAATCCCCGGTAATTCTGATGCTATTCTCCGGACAAGACTTGGCTTTACCAGTTGGACAGTCGGGGTCGGTGGTTTAAATATCTGGTTAAGGGACTGATGTTCATCCTGCGGTGTCTGAAAGTTCTGGTATAAAGCCAGAATAACATCGGCAGTCCCCCGTACATTCTCAGTGTGCTTGACAATAATGCCAACATCCCGCTGGAGCTCAGTAAGATACTGGTCAAAGCGGGAAAACTGCATGGTAGGCTGGATTGGTTGCCAGACCTCGGCTCGACGATTAGTGCGAGGATTGATACCCCAAACTGGTATCTCCAGTAAACCATCCCCGGGATTGCGTCTGTATCTATTCTCTAGAATTAAGCAAAGATAATCTACCCCAGCCTCTTTACAAGTCTGCATCTGGAACAGGAAGCGCCCATCATTGATGCAGGAGCATAAGTCTCCCAACTTTTTTCTCTCAATAGCTATCACTTTACCATCTATGGAACTGAAGCAAGCATCAGTGAACAGGTTGACCGGGATAGCCATTGAACCCAGAGCACGAATCATGTCTTGATCGTTGGGTAGATTTGATGTGTAAATCAACCCTCCATCCCTACTATCTTCTCAATGAGAACTACACGAATGTCCTTACCGTCTACCCCATCTCCTACTGCATCCCAACCATCTGTCTGACGGCGAGCGAAAAGTTCAACCTTTGAATATCCATCACCATACAGTTCCCCAATAAGAGCCTTAAACTTCTCTGGCTTCTCAGAATGGCTCAACCGCCTACTAAATTGTGGGTTCATTACGGATGCAGATACCCTTGGTAAGCCCTTACCTCTTGTAGCTAGTAAACATAGTTCTGGGTTCTGCCTAGTATGTCTTCCCATGCCCATAAAGATGCTACCATCCTTGTTCTCCTTAATCCATGTAAATGCACACGTTTTATAATTAAATCCCCATGCCTTAATAACAGGAAAGGCAACCTCCAGCATAGGCATAGTTGTCCAGAATAAAAGAACAGAGTCATCTTCCGCAATACCACTAACAGGTAAAGAGCATAATTCATCTACGGACATACAAGGATAGTGGCTCTCTGCTCCACCACCGTGGGATTTAGACTTGTCCTTATACTTATGCGGGCAATCGGCGTATATTACCTTGTACTTCTTGCTCAACGCATCTTCCTAATATACCATACCACCTCAATAGGAGATAACCCTAGACAGCGACAACGGCGGTAGCGACGATAGAATTTATGCATGGCTAACTCCCGTGTACCAAGTCCAACAAAGTCTCAAAGCTGCATAGTGGTCCTTCCAGTAAAGTACCAACAATGTTCGGATTATGCCGGCACTTCTTGATATAGGCTGAGAATACTGGAACGTCATCTTCATACCGGCAATCCATAACAATATTGACCTGTGTCATGTACTCCATCTCAGAAAATCCCACCAGTTCAACCTCTTTAGTCTTGCCTAATGAACTGCGTCCACTAGATGATGATATCACCCCCCATACCGGTTTAACTTTATGAATAAATATAGTGTTCAGTGGGGAGTCATATGCTATGCGTAGAACTTCACGCCACTCATTATTTACAACAGCGTAGTCAGATGGCTTGACCTCTGTAAGTTTGCCAAAGTGGTTGAGACGACACAGTTCGTACAATTCACTAGCAGTGTCCCAAATCACTGTCCCTGACTTGAGATTATAGACCTTAGTGGCCCGCATCCGAAAGTCAGTCCACATCTGCGACCATAATGCCTTATTTGCTTCCCTGGGAACACGTACAGGGTAGATAAGAACCTGTTTACCCATCTCTTGGAACTTGTTAACAACCCCCTCGGTTCCAACATCTACATCAAAATAGATTAATGGTGTAGTCGGTGTCCGAAGAGAGAAGTCTGTTTTCCCGGTTCCAGTCTTTCCTTCTAAGGATATCACCAGACGACGAGGCGTTTCTATAGGAGCGTCTGAGAACCCTAGCTTCTTGAGCTGATCGATTAGTCCCTGGTCGTTGTTTACTGTCATCATTACTTATTCTCCTTACTCTATTTTATTCCGTAGCCGCTATCCCTAGAAAGATATCCAGTAGCCGGCTATTCACAGTCACATCCAAATTGTCTACGGTCACAGATACCCCATCAGGACTGGTTATCGTCAGGCTATCCATCTCCATCCTGTCCGATATACCAGGCTGGGATAAGGCTTCTATCAGATTGTTAGCACTATCACGGAGTGGCATAACGACACACATAACCGAGAGGACGATGGCTAATGCCACTGCTACAAAGCACACAGTGATACAATCATATTTGCTCATTGTTTATTACTCTCCTTGCCTGCATTGTCCCGATTATGCCATTCAGAAGACAGAGCAGTCATATCAGATAAAAATTCACTGACATTGGATAACTGATCATCATCTGTCATAACAGCGTGACGATACTTGGAATGGTATATAGTGCGTATATCATCGGCTTTGCGCCAGAATTTATCTAGGTTCATAGATAAGCCTCCATACATTCTATCAACAACTTGTCCATTCGCTCTTTAAGTTGCTCTTTCCCCCAACCAGTCTTTTCATCCAGGACTTCCTCTCGGAGTTTCACCCAAGCATCCCTATGAGCCTTAAGTTTTTTATTTTCCATGTACTTCCCCTTATTTAGCTAAATTTGGTTGGTGCTTAGTAGGCACGAAAAACCTGTCACCGTAATTACGCTCCCGCTTCTTTTTAGAATCCTGCTCTTCAGCAGACGCCCTAATGCCATCCCCAATAATATCAAGCTGTGGTTCGTCAATGATAGACTCCTCCATAGGCTTCCCATCCTTCAACTCCTGTGGGGATACCCCGATACGGCGACAACCATAGATAAATTCGGTGATGGATGTGGCAATGCCCTCTAATCCACTCACTTTGTCCTTGACCTTCACCCCTAGCTTAATCTGTTCCATGAATTCCCCTTTCACCACTTGTCTCCTGTTTGTTGAAAGCTCCCTCGCCACGACAAGGCCGAAGACTTTGAGGGAGACGGGCGGGGTATTGCTACCCCGTATCCGTTAGTAACCAGCCAGTTAGCAGTCCATATTACACTACTTCAAACGCCTTATCTCACGAACCATCTATTCCTAGATGACAAGGGATGACTCCCTTTCAGGTAACTGGCTCTTGTACTGGCTTTCACACAAACCGGTTTCTTCCACCCGTAGCTACTAACCAACACCATATTTAGTTGTTAATCTGAATCCTCTACTATCGGCTCTACCGACACTGTAGGAGCGACTGCGTCTCCGGTACGGTATCCAAATATGTCATTCGCCTCGGCTTTAGCCGCCTGCAGCCCACCTTTTGTGTCACCTGCAGTTACTGCGAATTTGACACTATCCCCGTACCTTTTGGCTGTTACCTTGAAATCCAAGTAATCACCTCCCATATGGAGTTACATCGATTCTAGAGGGTATGACCTCTGAGTTCTCGCCACCTGATTCAGAGTATAACCCCCTAGAACCTCCGTGTGAGCGAGCATGGATATTACCCGGCGGTGATATCCTCACCATCCAAGGTGAACCCGGCTCCAGCCAGTGTCTCGGTGAACTTAGGACTGAATACCAGTTTCGCTACATCCGATTTCTTGTCACGGATGGCCTTGGTTGCTACCTGCTGACGGGTAACCTTGTCAGCATCGGCCAACATTTCAGTAACCATTACTAAAGCGTCGGCATCAGCATCTTCGTCACTTTCGTCCGCGGCGGGAGTAGCAGCAGCTTTGCTTTTTGCAGCAGCACCCTTGCCTTTTTTCTCCCAGGGAAGTCTGATGATGCTATCAGGAACAGAGATAACTCGTTCCCTGGCACCCTCTTTAGGCTCGCGTACCAGACCTGACCTCTTGGGTTCAGGTATACCAATGTTATGGGTATAGAGTCCGTCTAGCACGGAGATGTCATCGCCCAGCTTGTTTTCCGGGAAGCCGGCATTGATAAGGGCATTCATCAGCACGTAGTAGTTACTGGACTTACTCATGCTCTCTGAATCAGTCAATGCCTCAAGGGTCTTGCCATCTGCCGATGGGGCGAAACGGGCAGGATCACCAGCACTGTACTGCTGTTCATACTCGGTGCCTTCATCATCAACCATCTTAATGCGGGCGGCAACGGTTGTGGCGACTACCTCACCGGCTTTGGTGGTATAGTCGAACAGGTTGAACCGACACTCTTTCCATGTCAGGTTCTTATCGACGGGTACTGCCCCGCCTTCTACAAATTCACTTGGTTTAATTGATACTCCCATTTAGTTTTTTGATTCCTCCTTTTCTATTTCTATTGCCTCAATTACCAACCCGGTAACGAGTGCCTTAACTGACTTGTCGCAGGATAAAGCTACTTGCTTTAATTCCTTTATTTGCGACTCAGTCAAATCCAAGCCTACATGGTATGCCACACTAATTCTCTCCTCCTTATTTATAGTATTGTCCTGACCTACTTGGTTGATATGTTTGACAGGACTATTATGAATGTATCATACTATGAGTTGCTTGTCAAGACTATCTATACAACTACCTATTCTTACTAGCTATCTTGGCTTCCTTCCTGATTTGCTTTATTTGCTCATCTATTCGCTTCTGCTCATCATCAACAATACGATCTTCGGATAACTGGATATATTTATCGGATGTATCTATACCAATAGAATCCAGACCGAGTTGTTCGGCAACCATCGCTGTAGTGCCAGCACCAGAGAACGGGTCTAGAACACGGCAAGGGACTGGGGGTAAATCAGAACCACAGGTGCAGGTAGGACGCCAACCAATGGTACTTGATTCAGTATATCCAGCATCTCTCTTGCCGTTTATCTCACCATATGCTCCATTATAAACATTCGGACGATACCGAACATCATCCTTCGGTAATTCGGGACGACTAAGACGCTTCTTGTCAACCACCCTTGCCCAAGGACTACCACAGGTAGGGCAGCACCCTTTCTCAGATGTAGACGCCTTGATACAGAGTTCGGGCAGTTTGGGAGGATAGGCAGCATAGTGATTGAACTTTCCAGGCTTGGTAGGGAATTGCCAGACAGACCGGAGATTACGACCACCATTGCCCACCCACTCCTTGTTATGCAAACCTTCGGTAGTCCGACTACCGGATTTCAGAGACTTATGTCCATTGCCCCCCTGCCTTGATGCACCTGCGGGATAAACACCTTGCTCTAACACTGCTTCCCTATCACAGAAATAGTGATTGGTCTTAGCGAGCATCAGGATTATCTCGTGCGAGTCGGTAGGACGCCACGAACCCTTGCGGAGTATGTAGCCATCGTTCTCATCACATTTAGGGCAACCCGGACAGGATTGCCAGATAGTACTGGACTGAAATGAACCATCGGGGGCATGGTCTTGCTGCGGAGTATCGTTTGCATTGACCCGCCATGCTTCCTTCCCACGACCTTTATCTCCTACCTTCACTTTATGCCTTTCCCAACGCCATCCATTTACTGATTCAGGCATCGGGTTATTCTTTCCCCATACCACTTCCGACCGGACATACCAGCCATCGGCACGGAGAGCTAGAGCGAGCATGGACGGGATGAGAACCATGTCGAGTGGCTTGATACCACTACTTCGCAAAGCAGCTCGGTCATCCAGAACACGAGTGGTCTTGGGAGCAGTCAACTGGTCTACCGACCTGTTTAGCGACTCACCCGACGCGTGTCTCTCGCCCTGTCTCTCTGGACTAACCCCTCCAGATCGCCCCTTACCGCCCGCCCAACTATCCCCAATATTCAACCAGAACACACCATCAGGTCTCAACACCCTTCGCGCTTCACGCATTATCTGGATGATGTGGGAAATATACAGGTCTGGTGTCGGTTCACTACCAAGTTGGCCTTTCCATGCACCACATCTTAAACAAATATTAGATACTTTTGCTTCATGACTACCACTTCTAGCTTTAGCATTACCCACCCTCCCGACTTCATAATCACCAACACCACCAGACTTCGGAATACTACTATCAATCCATTCATGCTCGCATTCGGCATCCCCATCCCATATTTCCTCACCACCATCATACTTCCTGAGTCCGAAATATGGTGGACTTGTTACACCGCAGTGAATAAAGTCTGCGGGTAATCCCCGCAATACGGTTCTAGCATCACCTTGTAAGAATAAAGCTGACATCTATAAAACTCCTCTCCACTTTTATACCATTGGATCTGGTACTGATTCTAAGCTTCCCTGCACTCTTTCCCTGAACCACTTAGGAGCGAACTGCTTGTTCTTCCCATACCATACTATGATACCCCATCATGCGGACAGTAACCAAAGAACCCAAGTGACATATTACAGTTATGGCAAAGTAGCCGATACTCACCTCTAGGGTAGCCTAGTTTCTTCAGATGGGCATACATAGCTCTACCACGACCCTTTAATGACCTATCAGCCTGACCATTACCGTTAATATGGTCAATCACCAGTAGCACAGGATTATCCTCCCCACAACAAGCACACTTCTTCCCATACGCTTCCAGCAGCTCAGATTTAACCTTACGAGTATACTTTACCTGTTTTGGTAACTGGGGAACAGACATCTTCTCCTTAAGCATTCGGGCCATATTGCAATTATAGCAAAGAACACGATAGCCGTTTTTAGGGAAGCCCTGCTTCCTCAACTGGCTATAAAGAATAACACCACTACCACCAAACTTCTCTCTATCCTCTTTACCATTATTATACACATGATCAATACACAGAAACTCTTGTCTTGACTCTCCGCACAACGAGCACTTGCCACCATACGCATTAAACGTTTCTTTCCTCAAAGCCTCCCTTCTAGTCTTGCTTCGTTGTTTGATCACAGCTTCATTCCTTAAACTGTAATTAATTGAACCAGCCTTGATAATCTCAGGATGAGCCTTACGATAGGCAGCCCACTTTTGTTTAACTAATTCCCGATTCTTTCTATAATAATCACGACTATATAGACGTTTTTGTTCCTTATCTTCAACAGAAAGTGGATTAGCCATTTATACTACCTACCTTTAGAACTTTTTTTTTATAAAAGTGGATCCGGGACAGTATCCAGGCTGCCCATAACACGCTCCCTAAACCAAGATGGAGCGAAATGTTTGAACTTTGGATAGAACCATTTCCAAGAATCATCTATACAAAAAATCTCGCACTTATCATTTTCTGAGCGAGTCATTCTGCCAGCCGATTGCACGATAGTCTCCATAGCTAAGTAGGACGGCCAGTCTTTATCTTCATCATGCCGTGCTTTAGTAACAATCTCAGAAGTGTCAGGATAAGCTACTTTCCCAATGATAATATATTGTGGGACTCCATGACCCGACATGTCCATCGGAAAATCATAACCTGTAGTTACACTGGGACTAACCAGAACAGCCGGTGCAGAAGCCTTCTTGAACTTCTCCACGACCTGAACTACATCCCCGGTAGAATGGGTAAACATGATATCCTTGAATCGGGATCGGGACAGAAGCATCTTAGCCCTATCGTAGGATACAGTAAACACGATACCCTTCCGGTCTAAACGGCGCTGTATAATCTGGTCAATACGGGAGCACCAAATAGTTGATCCGAAGTCATCGGTACGGTAATTGATACGGGCGGTAGGAACATGCCATATCGGTGTATTCTCGGGTGGGAAGTGGCTATCCATCTCTATCCATGCACGAGAGCCATTAGAAGGCACACCAAGATAGTCGGCGGATCGATGAGACAAGATAGCCGACATCAGGACTACTTTAGAGACATCATGGAACAGGTGAGACGAGTAGTTGGACACCCACTTGGGAACGAACCTGTATCCATGGTATGTTTTCTGTATAACCCATTGCTCCCCAACGGAAGATAGACGTTTTAACCGGGCATGAATACCGTTGGTCGTCCGATAGGCTTTGGAGACATGAGGAGGCACTGGTTGATTTTTAGAACGTAACTGCTTTATCTCCTGATCAATCCGGTTAGTTGCATCAGCAGCAATAGGAGCGGCTACTTCCGCCCAGGACCGCCATACATTCCATTGGTCGGCAGACTCGGGGAAGTTGATACCGATAGGCTGTATATCAAGGCGGGATAAGAAGATGGTCAGGTAGTTTTCCAAGGCACCGAAGCAGGAGTGCCCCTCGTCACAAACCATAAGCCCAAAGTCACCCAAGCCCGCTGAGAAATTGGTCTGGGCTAACCAGTATGCATAATTGGTAATGACGAGTTTAGCATCCAGCGCCCTCTTGACCTGTACTCGATAGGGACATTGCTCCCTAACAGCACAGGGTAAGCCATCATGACAGGGGCCTTGGTCAGCAGTAAGGTTATTGACCAAGATACAAGGGAAGTTGTTCTGACCAACTACGACTACGCCACCCGCATCCTTTGCCATGTCCTGGTACTGCGCTTGTAGCCCCTTAGTTGCAGTTAAGACAACTGTGCGAGCCCCAGATAGTTTGGAGAGTAATAGACTTGATAATGATTTACCCGATCCTGTTGGGACTGATAAACCGAGGAAGCGAGCAGGAGAATCAAACCAGTCCAACGACTGCTCCATTAATTCATACTGCCCGTCATACCATGAATCGAACTGACCAGCCCCGAGTAGTTGTGATGGTGATGGTAAACTCATCGGTTATCCCCACTTTCTGTAATCATCCCTATTTGGCATTTATTAATATTCAATAGCTCACCTTCACACTGAATGCCACCACCTCTGGCGGATTAATAAACTCTCTGGACTCCTCGCAGTACTGACATATTCCCACACTAGTCACCGTTTTATAGGGTTCAATTTTCCACCAATGGCTACCCGTGGGGGATTTAGCACAACGATGGCTATCAGAGGACTTGGCATCATTACGGGGTACTTCTTTAGGTTTATGGTTTTTTGGCATTTTAGTATACTCCCTTATTTTACTATCATAAACATCATATTATAGACAACTATATTGATATAGATAACTATCATTAGAAAAACTCAGACACACTATTATATACTGTATACTCTATAGGTTATACAACTAAGCCACCCCGCGACACCAACCTTGTCTCCGAAATGATAGGTGACACCGAAATGATAGGTGACACCGCACCAGTGTCGCATGACACCGAAATGATACCTACCCCCAAACACTACAGCGTACCCCAAATTGATACCGCTATTTCCAACTGACCTAGCCGGAATTTCATCCACCTATCCCAGCGTTCTGACTCGGTACGTAATCTGTCGGACACAGCTTCTAAGACAGGCATATCTGCCGTCAGAATAGAACGAGACATCGCCAATTGCACAATCCTCCCCGGATAGGTACCACAGACCTTTGACAAATCATCAATATCGGATTGAACCCACATGTAAACACGGTATGAAGTACGATCATCATCACTGTCAGCTGGAGTATAAGGAACGGATGCATTGATAATAGATGCTATGTCCGGGTCATTAGTCTGAACGGCTTGGCGACGGAGCTGTGCATAGACTTTAGTCAAATCAGCCATGGTTCGATTCTCACGTAACATAGCCAATCCATGATAAGATAACCAACGCGTGATACGCCCGCGGGATACATCAAATTCAGAGGCTACTTCTTCTATTACTGTGTTAAGAAAACGGATACTGGAACGACTGAATATACGGCAATCCTGGTCACGCTCCTGATCTTCCTTTTCCTTCTTACGTAGATGCTCTACCACCTGATGCAAGGGCCAATCAGCTACCGAATCCACCATTGATTTTGGGGATAGTGATACCTTTCTAGGTTGACTCTTTTCTTCCATCATTTCTCCCTTAGTGGGTGACCTCTCGGACTGCCTGCTCAATATGTAGCCTGTCCCCTACCGGAAGGGAATCTAAGCCCACACCTATCGTGCGCCAGAGTACGTTATCCAGCACAGGAAACACATCCTCGGCAAGAATAACATCATTGCCATCGCCATTATTCACATACTCATCAACATTCTCCAACATCCCCATCAGTTTACTTTTCTGCCAATCAAACAGGAAATCACATCTTGATAATGCTTCCTTTAACTCTGCTGGTGACACTATTACCCTCCTTCAAAAATAATCAGACATACTATTGCACAATGGAATTAAAGTCAGGATGTTTTGCACACCATTCCAGTTCACAATCAGGTGCTTTCTCACACTTTGAACAAACATATTCTGAAAGTTCATCTTCCGGTCTGTTACCCGGTATATCCGAAAGCTCAACCCCTGGCGGTAAATTCCAACCCATTTCTAACTCCCCCTCGTACTGTAACTATTATGTATAATCCCCTTTCATCACTTTATTAGACAACGCTTGTTCAGGAGTAGCCCAACCTAAACAATATAATTCATTAAGGTCCTCTCTATTAGGTTGTAACGTTATCGTTTTTTTACGACAATAACCTTTCCTGTTTTTATATGCACAATCATTAATATTACATTTCACACTAGGCATATTATTTCCTTCGCACAATGGAACTTATGGCATTTACCTATATACTTTAGACTAGCTTACTTGCTGGGATTAACTCACGGACTACCTTGACTCGGCGCTTCGCAGCCATGTAGCTCACAGGATTGCCATCCAAACGGAATTGGCGACTGCAACCTAGTGAACACTCCCATAAATAGTTAGTATGATTGCCTAGAGACTCACTCTCCAGGAACAGTTGACCTCCACACCTTGGACATCTCTTCGCGTCTGTATTAGTCATCTTTTAGTCCTCCTTGAGAATTTTGGCTTCCAATATTCCTTGTACCGCTTGGTATCTTCTAAAGCTAGAAGGCACTCAGGACGTTGGTTACTTATTAGATTAATATGGAAATCACTCTTATTTAAAAAATATTGGCAAGGCGGATGAGCAATCATCAAATCAAATAGTTGAGTAGCTTTGTCTGAACCCACCACAAGCACTACTGACTTCTTATCCTCTGTCATTTTTGCCCCTCAATTACTTCCTGTATAGCCCAGAGTAGTGCTAGTGCAGGATCTTCTGATAAGTCAGCGCAATTATATCCCCAATTCATCAATAGCTCCTGCCTATCAATTTCTTCTAACTTCGGCACAGCATACTTAAACAGGTTGTTAAGATCTAATTCGCCATCATCTGCTCCGTTTGAACAAACAAAGTCTCCAATGTAGGGTAAATAAGATAGGGTAGTTATCCCAAATGTAGGAATCTCTCTACCACATT